AGAAACCACCCGCTTTAGTCCCATACTGACCTGCATACCTCTCGATGAACGTATTCAGTCCTCTCTGTGCGTAACCTTTACGAGCTTCTTTCCTTATGTTATCTATCTTTATATCGGGAACGTCTGATTGCTGACCACCCTCGTCTTCCACTTTTTGTAGGTAACCCCTAACTGATAACTCAGCTTCTGCTTCTGCTCCAGCAGATGTGTATAGATCATCATACTCTTCTGCTAACTCTCTAGCAAAGGTATAGCTATCCGTCTTACCGAAGCGTTCCATCTCAGAGAAAGACATTACAGCGTTAGGGATGAGAGAGTTAAACTCAGCCATACGTGCAGCGGCGTTGACATCAGCAATGGACATCTGTCCCATACCTGGCATCTCACGTAACTCTTCTTGTACACGCTCCTTAGCACCAAAGCCAAAGAGCCTACCGACAACACCTGTATCGTCTTCGACAGGCCTAGCCTCACCTGTAGCACCATATGACTTCTTAGCAAATTGCTCTAGAGACATATCAATGAGTGATTGATCAATGCTTGGAATGTTAGGCATACTGATGACAGCTTCGATATCATTGATTGATAGCTTTTCACCTGCACCTAACCCTGCCTCTGCGTGTGCGGCTGCAAGCTTATCACGAAACTCTCTTATACCTGTCATACCAGAAGCAATAGCGGTACGAACCATAGCCTTAGACTTAGCCCCCTCAGGTATATACTGAAGAGCTTCTTTACCCAAAGCAACGGCTGCATCAGCACGTGAGGTACGAGTAGCAATCAGGGATTGGTTACGCTCAAAGGCTTCTTCCTGTTTAGTCTTGTAGTCAGCTGCGTCCTCACGCATCTTCTGCATACCGCCAGATACTTGGTTGAGGAATCCAGCTAAGAACTCTTTTCTGTTGAATGCCATTGTGTGTTAACCCCTTGCCATCAAGCCCTGAGGCTTTTCTTCTTGTACCATTTCTTCTTGCGGCATCTCTTCCTCAGCAGGTTCTCCCTCCTGCGTTTCAACCATAGACTCAACCATCTGCCGACCTTCATCAGGTGCACCGGAGTCTTCTTTATCTAGCATAGTGTTAGCAACCATGAGGAAGCGCTGCATCTCTGCATCTTCTGCTTTCTTCTGTGGGTTGGCACTAGAGTCTTTAACAGCAACACCCATGTCCTCAAGAGCAGCCTTTAGGAATGCATGGATGACTGGAGCTACAACAAGCCCAGCGTCTATAGTGTGTAGACCACGCATGACACCCTGCATGTAAGTAGTCTCTACAATAGGTGCTAGAGATACACCTGCCTGCGTCATAGCACCAAAGTCCTGCAGCACCTCATCATTATCTAAGCGCTCAAGGTAGAACATGGCTACCTCGTTAGCGTCTGACATCTGGGGTGGTTGCTCCCAAGGGTTATTACGGGGTTCACCTGTAAGTGACTCGCCGGGGATGGGTCTATCAAACGGTCCTGCTATTGGCATCTTTATATCCTACTTAGTAAATCCAGCACCGAAGTATAAACCTACGATAGCCGAAACAATGTGTGTATCTAACGGTGTAATGACAAAGCCTTGTGCATACTTCCACTTTACCATCTCTTCACCGGGACCAAAGATAAAGTCGAGGAACCCAGCTTGAATTTCTGTGTAACCTACAATGACGCTTACCTCAGGGTAGAAGACAGCGACTAGCTTTGGTAGAACAATAATAGCAAAGACTGAAGATAATGCAATAAGTCTTCGTGTCCAAGCGAAATGTTTATCGTTCTTTCCTGCGTCACGAGCCATTGCCACTTGCTTGGCATTGAAGCTGGCACGTTCCATGAGCATCTTCTGTTGGGCTTCTTTAGCTTTGATGCTTTGGCCCCACACGCTCATGACCCCACCTAATACAGTGGAGCCTAGCATGGTGATAAGTTCTAGGGGTAGGCCGAACATTAGGGTCTTCCTACTGGTCTAGGTGATGTAGTTACTGCTGTATCTTCTGTTGTGATAGGCGCTAAAGAATTGAACATTGGTTCTAGGTCTTTTTTTACTGTGTGGATGCCTTGACCATACTTATCAGTACCATCTGATTTTGCTACAGAAGCCCAAATATTTGCTATCTTATTCTGAAAGGAGTCTTGGGTTCGATCCCCTTCGATGTAAGAGTTGTATCCTGCTTCCTTTAGAGCTAAGAAACCTATCTTCTCTTGTACTTCTGGTGTATATATTGTGTCTTCTTTCAGGTCTAACTTATCAGCCCATGAATTTTTTTTCGGATTAGCCGCTGTTCCACCTGCACCAAACAGAGAAGTTTTTATAACTTGGTACTTACCCACAGCACTTGTTCCTAGCTTTGTACCTTTTACCTTGCCTTTAGTTGCAGCTATAAGTTTTCTTTGGTAGGATTCAAGTTCTTTCATTGTCATTTCGGTAACAGGTTTATCCGGTGCTAGAGCACTGCCATAGGCGTAAACCATATCGTAAGGTGTAGAACCTATACCATACTTTTCCTGAGCCTTAAGTTTTTTAGGGTCTGCTCCTTCTCCAAGGGCTATCCTATCAAGCAAAGCCTGAGTAGGATCGCTACCTGTCGCACCCTCTATGTCTACAAACTGGAGGTTATCCATGTTTGTTAGTGCTGAGCGGTCTGAAAAGTTCATAGTACCTGCAGATTTCTTACGTTCTGCTCTCCCCTTCATGTACTCCGCAAGTTGAACTTTATCGGGTACGTACTTGAAGAAGTCAGGGAGAGACGACTCAGGCTGTGCATCTAAGAAATACTCTAGCTCTGACTTAGCCTGCTTCTCTATGTCTGTCTTAGGTGGAAACAAACCAAAGAGCTTATCTATGCCCTTCATGATAAGAGTGGCACGTTCTTTACCCATGTAGGCTGCAGCCTCTGGGATGCTAAGTACTTCTGGAAGCTCTCGTGCCGGAGTCTCACCTTTAGTATCCAATCTCTTAGTAAGTTTAACCTTCTCACCTGGACGGATCATATCAGGGTTAGCAATCTGTGGATTAGCATCAATGACATCTTGCACAGGTACATTGTTTGCTTCAGCAATGGCTGTGAGTGTATCACCAGCCTTAGTGATAACGTCAGGCAGTTCCTCTACAGTGATAGGCTCAGGCTGAAGTGCATCTCTGAGAACATCTGGGTCTGTTATATTGGGGTCAGGTTCTTCTTCACTCTGCGCACCCTGATATACTTCTGGTATCTCAAGTGCTTCACGCATTGCGTCATCAATAGCTGTACCACGAAGGTAGTCTTTAATCTCAGTAGAGATCTCCGCCATGCTCTGAGTAGAGTACAGATTCATAGGGTTGTAGCTTGATTGTTTAGGTGGTGTGAGGGTAGCACCTGCAGATGTCAGAGCAGTAGCAGTGTTGCTATACAGAGTAGCCGCTGGGTTGTAAGACTGTCCATAGCCAGGACCATCATCCGACTTGTTTGACGCTGCACCTGTGAAGCTGCCTGTAGATGTAGCACTAGAGGAGAATGTCTGTGTTGCACTAGCTGTACCCGCATTGCTTGTAGGGGCATAGCTAGATCCCGCATACATATCTGCATCCATGTTACGACCAGAGCGAGAGCCTAAGCCACTAGGGCGTGACTGTGGTCTAGGGGAGCTAGTAGGTGCGCTTGATACAGCTGAGGTGTTATAATCTGGTTCTGGCATAGTAGGGTTAACCTTTTGGTTACTTATTGAAAAGGTAGTCAGCGGCGTTGATGGCAATCTGTCCAAGGAATGAGCCGGATGCGGCAGACAAACCAGTAGCATCAGTGTCACCTGCAGCGGCTGCTGAAGCTTCAGCTTGTATCTTAGCAACGGCAATGTTCGCATCCCTTTGTGCTGCGTTCTCGCCAGACTGCCAAGCCCAAGCAAGAACATCACGTTCACGCTGAACAATATTGTTATAGGCAGTCATGGTCAGGTTGTTTGCAGCAAGTGCAGCGTCACGGTTAGCTTGGTTGTTTGCAGCATTCTCAGCTGTTGTTACAGATTGTGCCCACTGAGCGTTAGCTTGTGCTACAACTAGGTGGTTTGTAGCGTTGAACTGGTCACGAGCATTCTCTTGATCAGCGTTAAAACGAGCCAGAGCGTTAGTCTCACCAGCGTTAAACCGAGACATAGCATTCTTTTGCTCCGAGTTAAACTGTGATACCTGTGTAGCAAGTGTAGAGAAGAACTGGTTAGTCTGATTCTCAGAGGTAGCGTTGAATTGCTTAGCGGCATTCTCAGCTGCTGTGTCAGACAGGATACTGTTAACACGCTCTTGTGCTTTGAACATGCTCATTTGTTGTTCGTTGCTGAGATTAGTCATATCCATCTGCAAGAAAGCTTGAGCATTCTGTACCTGTGCTTGCTGACGGTTGTTAAGGTTAGCCATGTCGATGTTTGTCATAGCAGCGGCATCAGCCATAACCTTAGCTTGACGATTACTCAGGTTAGCTAAGTTCATGGTCTGTGCCATCTTAGCATTCTCAAGAGCTACCTGCTGCTGTGCAGTAAAGTTCATGTTAGCTATCTCAGAGATCTTAGCTGCGTTCTGAACCTTGGCTTGAAACTCTTGAGTGAACTCCATGTTGAGGAAACCCGCACGTTGACGCGCTGACTCCATAGCTACTTCTTGCTTGTTAGATGCATCCATCTGTGCAATAGGTAACGCAGACTCCATAGCAGCCTGTATGATAGCCATACCTGCCATTGATGACGCAGAGAGACCACGAGCAGCCATTGCAGCTGTAGCACCCCGCATAGCGCCTGCAGCCCATGCTGGTGTAGCGCCACCCTCAAAGTCTGCCATAAGGGAAGCCATCTCATCTTGGACACTAGCAGCTTCTAGCTTCTCTGTGCCATAGATGTTTTGTACCCTCTGCTGATCCACAGCTGCACCCGAGACTAGCTCACCTGTTTCAAGTGCGCGTGTAGGTGCACCCTCTACGGTAGCAGCTTCACCTTGTGCAGCGTCTAGGTCAAGCTGAGCCATCTTAGTTGGATCACTCACTGCCGCATCCATAGTAGCAGCATCACTTACTTCACCTGTAGCAGCAGTAGCACCTTTAAGAGATGCGTCTACAGCACCAGCAGCAGCAGTAGGATCTACAGTAGAAGCGTCCATAGCAGGTGAAGCTACAGCACCCGGAGCCTGTGCCGCTGTTGTAGTAGTTGCTGTAGTAGCAGAACCCGCTTGACCTGTACCTGTGGTAATATCTGTACCTGTACCTTTGTCTGCAGCGACATCAGCTTTAACAGTCAGCTTACGTGGGTCGGCAGTGATAGCTCTCGTTACAGTAGCTGCACTACCAAGAGGGCTTTCTGCTTTGGTTACTTCTTCTTCTTCATCTGTAGTAGTGTCACCACCCTCAGCCATTTGCATAGGAGAGCCTTCGATAGTACGTCTAGCCGCTAGTGTGAACTTACCCATTCGTGCTGCAGCCGCAGGGTTAGACGCCAGAAAGACGTTTATAGACTTATCATCCATAGGGCCGTTGTAGCCCAACGCTGGTAAAACCTTGTTCTGTAATGTCTCAGGTTTAAACCCTACAAACTTCTTAGCCATAATTACTTATTCCCTAACTGCATCCACACTGCACCAGCTATGAATGTTATAATTGCGAGTGTTGTTACTTTTACAAAAGTTGACCAGATACCTTTACGTGTATCTCGCCATACATCTAGTAGATCTCGCATTGCGTTGATATCTCTGGCTGCACTTTCATCGTGCAAACCTATGCTAGACAAAGCCTGCTTGGCTCCACGCTTTGCTGCTCTATCTAGCATAGCTTCTAACTCGTCTGGTGTCAATGTTATAGAGGACATTGTATAGTTATCCAATCACATTACAAGAAAGGCTCCAGTTCGTACTATTCTGGATATCAAACTGCGCCCCAGTGCTTGGGTTATCCCACCGTATTCCTGCGCCATTAACTCTTATCAGAACAGAGCTTGTAGTCACCTTGCTTATAAAGATACCCCAACCCGCATAACGATACCCAGACCCCGGCATAATAACGTCACCCACCGAAAAACCATTGTTTGCATTTTTTGCTGTAAGACATATTGTAACATTAACGGGGGTAGTACCTAAGTTATGAGTAAAGGTGTAGTTTGTGTCTACTGACCAACTGCTCAAAGGAGTCCCAATAAATTTTGATATCCCTGAGGTATTTGCTTCGATAGCTGCCTTCACTTTAGCTGGAGACACAAGGCTCTCAGTGGTATCTGTACCAGTCTCCCATGTGGCTTCTGCTTGGGTGGCTGCAACATACTTACTATCCAGTGCAGTTTGTAGACCATCTACGTTAGAGATAACGTGGTTGTGAGTGTCATCTGCAACAGTAGTTGTAATGGATGCATTAGAAGTTCCATCAAAGGATACACTACCTGTTACATCACCCGTAAGAGAGATAGTCCTAGCAGTTTGTAGTGCAGTAGCTGTAGCAGCATTGCCTGAAATACCGCCAGACACTGTACCCGTAACATTTCCTACGAGATTACCTGTAACGTCCCCTACGACCGGGCCTGTATGTGTGCCGTTTGTATTACCAGTAACATCACCAGTAACATCACCTGTCAGATTACCCGTTACGTTGCCCGTTACGTTGCCTGTAACATCCCCTGTTAGGGCACCTGTTACATCGCCTGTTACGTCACCAGTAAGGTCACCCGTTACATTACCTGTTACGTTACCTGTGACACCCCCTGTTAGATTGCCAGTTACATTACCTGTAACATTGCCAGTAACATTGCCAGTCACGTCACCTGTCACGTTACCCGTTACAGCACCTGTAAGATCTCCAGTGACATCGCCAGTTAAGTTACCCGTCACATTACCAGTCGTATTACCAGTCAGGTTACCTGTGACATCTCCGGTAACACCTCCTGTAAGATTACCAGTTACATTACCTGTTACGTTACCTGTAACATCCCCGGTAACATCACCCGTCAAATCTCCGGTTACATTACCTGTAACATTACCAGCGAGGCTACCCGTCACGTTGCCTGTTACGTTACCTACAACACCACCGGTAGCTGTTGTAACACCAGTCACAGCAAGAGTTCCTGCTACAGTAGCGTTTTCATCTACAGTAAGAGTGTCAACATTTGCAGTACCGTCTAACCACAGGTTGTTCCATTGCTGGGTAGAACTACCAAGGTTAAACGTACCTGTTGTTTCTGGTTTGATATTGCTGTTTACGTCTGCTTGAAAGTCAATAGTATCTGTGGCGGCGTCGCCAAAAGTTAAGCTACCAGCAATGGTAGTGTTACCTGTAACTGTAAGGTTGCCACCTACAGATACGTTACCAGTAGCAGCAACAGTAGCGCTGTTAACAGCACCTGAAAAGAAACCGTCTTTGAACCTAATACCCGTAGAGCCTACATCTAAACTGTTTGTAGTCTTAGGTAGAACGCTAGTAGAGGATACAATAACATCCTGCGCTGGGCCAACCTTAGTGATAGGTGCACCCTCGCCTGCAGTACCATCGTGTTTGTGTCCTGTAGATGCGTTAAAGCCCGCCTCAATTGCATTGTACTCTGCATCAAAGTCATCAGCATCAATAACACTTCCGTTAGAGATGTTGTTACCAGTATCCTGACGTGTATAACCTGCCATGTTTTAGTCCTTACTGTCTATCATTTTGTCTGAACTCTAGCAGGGCTGTGTCTAGAGTGAAGGTAGGGTTAGTAGAGAGATCTTCTACGCGCAATGCTATAGTCTTACCTGAACCGACTAGGTTTGTGTTGTAAACAACGTCAAGCTCACCGCCATAAGTTGCTGTACCGAACACAGCGTTAGAGGAGCCGTATACGAATACAGCTGTACCTGTACTCTCTATGCGCTGAGTTGCTGGTTGCAACGCGCCCGTGTTTGTACCTGAATCAAAGTCGTACTTTACGTTTAGGCCTATGTTCATAGGACCAGTAGGTTCAGCATACAGCGTCATCTTGTAGAAAGATTTACGTAGCTGTGGATCAGAGATAGGCATAAAGGGTGATTCGTATATGGCGTCAATGTTAGCACCATCAAAACTGGAACCTGTATCCATAATATAGACGTAACCATCACCACTAGCAAAAGCTACAGTTTCTGCTGTACCTGAATAGCGGCTATCAGCTATGTGAGCTTTAATGCCAAACGTAGTAGACCAGCTAATACCTGAAGCACCTTGAGATACAAACTTAGTAGCGATTAACCCTTTAGCAACCTCGTTCTGTTCAGACTCGATGTATGCAAAGATTCGGTACTGAGCCTTCTCACGCATAATAACAGATGTGAAGTTGGCTGTGCTACCAAGAAATAGACTAGCGTCTTTAGCAATAGGATCAGATGCAATATCCAACCCAAAGTCACCGATACGATCCGTAGCACTCAGTAAGCGGATGCCATCAGGAGCAAGATACATGATGTCACCACCAACCTCTTGGATAGTGTCACCACTAACACAACCAATACGGTCTGTGATAGGTGAAACTTGAAAGTCGGAAGTAGTGTTACCTGTAAGTCTCTTGATGCTATCTGTAGTAAATATGATAAGTTGGTCACGGAATACAGCTAGGCCTGTTACATCAGAGGCAACATTAAGAGAGCCTGCACCATCAGCTGCACTAAAGTTATCAACAGTAAAAGGTGCTGTGAAGAATACGTTGTTGTCCTTGGCGTAGAATGCTGTATCCTTAAACACCGCTACATGAGAAGCACCTAGTACATCTGCAGAGCCAGTGATTGCTGTTAGAGTATTGCCAGATGTGTTGTATGTAGCGGGGTAGTTAACACCGTCAACAAACAGAACCTTATCGTTACCGTCTAGATTGTATAGAGCACTACGAGCCTTACCACCTAACAGAGGCCTAGCCCCCATAGATGTCCACGTAGTACCCGTACCGTAGTAGTACTCTGTGACGCTAGAAGCATTCCGCCTAGCTACCACAACGCGTCCAGAACTAATGACCTTGAGTGCCAAGATAGGACCAGAGCCTGTAACTTCTGTGTTGCTATACTTTTCATAGCCCTTGATTTTAGAGTAGCCACCTTCTTTAGTAGCTTCAAAGTTCTGCAGAATGGTAGCCGAACCCACAGCATTAGTACCCTGCTGTAGGGCGCTAAGGTTAGAAATGAGACCACCTCTAAACTCAATAGGAAATGTCTGCCACTGTGTAGCCATTAGAAATGTACTCGTGTATCTCGCAAGTATTCAGTGCGATTAATGTGTAAGCTACGGAGTTGTTTAATGCCTTGCTCAAACTTTTGTAATGATAATTGTGCTGCCTGTGTATCGCCACGGAACTGATAGACATAGTACATAGCACCATCTACAATCGTATAACGATATTGCTCCGGTAGTGTTGGTACATCTGCGGGAGACTCTAGGTCAAATCCTGTACGGAAATACTCATATACTACTTCATAGGCTTGATCTGGTGGAGGAGAAAAGATAAGTTCTCTACTTGGAGTACGTATAACATACTTAGGAATTGTACGGTTACTTGCCTCAGAGTTATATTCATAATCAGCAAACTTGTCAAGCCATTCTTCATATGTAAGAACTTTTAGTTTTACTGTTCCTACGTTGAGACCTGCGTTGCGTTTAATACGGAAAGTGTTCATGTTGATAGTCTTACTGTCGTGAGGCATACTATAACGTACCTCACCTGCAGCCAAGACTTCTGTTTCTTCTACGTGGTTCCAAGGCCACTCAAACTCTTCTTGATTGATATGGCGAATGGCAGCATTAACAGCATCTTTAGCAAAGCTGTAGTAGCCTGTAGCTGTAGAGAAGTTAGCAGTAGTAAGTTCTACTTCGTTAAGGCGGCGGTTAACGTCATTAACTAGGCTTAAGTATTCGTATGCCATATTACTTCTCCCTTACGCGCAGGAAGATACTACGCTCATACTGTAAACCAGCACCTGTTGAGATCCTACAGATAATTGTATATCGTGTATTGTTAGTCCCTAAGCCAAATCTAGCTGTAGACACCTTACCAGAAAGAGTACCAGTAATAAACTGCAAGCCGTTAACTGTCTCAGAGTCTTCTACTAATGTTGCTACACCTGACGCATCCTTTATGTACCAAGTGGCGGCAGCTACAGTGTCATTACCTAAGAAACGAGACCAGTCTACACTGTAGTCTACAATCTCATCCTTGTCTTTATCAGGCCACCTATATGACATTTCTATTCCTTACGCTGTAATGTGTACAGTATTGTTTGTGTCTTGCTTACCTAGAAACAGAGTGCGCTGTCTGCTATACTCATCTGCGTAATTTTGGTAAGGGAATACTACAGATGTTGGATCTGCTAGATTAACAGACAGTGTAGCAGATATTGTATCCAGTGTCACTGAGGCCTGAGCATCTTCATCAGCTAAAACAAAGTTGTTTAACGTCAGTGACACACCAGTAATGGGTATCGATGCCTTGGCGCTAAACCCTAATGTATCTGCGGTAATAGTAGCAGGTATAGTGTCAAACACCACAACAGCTTTAGCTTCTACCTCTGCAAAAGTATTGGTACTGAAAGAGGCGGTGACAGCTGTAGGTGTAACACTCGCCTTTCCATCTGCAAGTATAGCATTGATAGCTATAGTGGTAGTAACGTCTGCCATCGATGTAGTAGCCTGAGCGTCAAACTCTATGTCTACTGCAACTGTAGCAGCTACACTACCTAGTGTATGAAATGCTATAGCTTCATACAGCAAATCGCCTGTGCTAAACTGAGCAAGTGCCCCCGGCAAGAACGCATTAGCGAATGTTCTAGAATGGCTTTGCGATAAGGGTGCTTGTGAAAATGAAGTAAAACCTAACATGTATTACGCATCCCCCGGTTTCCTCATAAGCACATCCCAGCTTAGTGTTGATTCATTCCACTCATACAGAGCTTCTGTTCCACTATCTGCAGGTAAAGGTACAGGAGGCTCCCATATACAGGTTGTTTCATTTAGTGTCCAGCTTGAGAATGGTTTTTGCTCATAAAAAGCATCTCGTACTTCGTCATATACACCACCTACTATAGCATAGTTTTTACGTAGGGGTGTGCCGCCGTTATAGTGCTTACCTTCATGTGTATTGTAGGAGGTCTTTACCCAAGTACCTTCTTGCGTATCTATAAAATCTTTTTGCGCCACGATAACATTTGTAACAATGCCATCCTCTACCTTTGCGTAATGTCCCATATTTAAAACCTAAACTGCATATCGTATGATAACAACACCGGAGCCACCTGATCGATAGTTTGCTGGTGGGGCGCTGTTCTGACCGCCGCCACCGCCACCTGTGTTTGCCTGACCTGAAGCCCCGCCATTCACACCACCTGAACCGCCGCCACCTTGACCGCCAGGGCCGGGAGAACCAAACCAATTACCTCCACCGCCACCGCCGCCGCGATAAACACTACTACCAGTGATAGAGGACGCAGCACCAGAGCCGCCAGCCCCGCCACTATATACAAACCCTGAGTTACCCGCAGCGCCAGCGCCGTTCTTGCCGCCACCGCCGCCGCCTGACACACCACCAAAGCCACCATTATTACCTTGCCCTGAGATACCAGAACCTCCTGGCCGCTGGTCGTATGAGCCGCCACCGCCAGAACCGCCATAACCTCCGCTACCTGCACTACGAGAGCTACCGCCGCCACCGCCCGTTGAGGTGGTGCCGTTAAAGGAAGATTGACCACCTGAACCCCCGCGATATGCGTTGTTGCTTGATCCCCCACCGCCACCGCCAACAGTAACCGTGTAGTTAGTAGCACTTATGTTTGTAAATGTACCGGAGAGGTAGCCGCCTGCACCGCCGCCACCGCCAATATCCGCACCACCACCAGCACCCCCTGCAACAATCAAGTATTCTACTGTCCCGTTTGCAGCCGAACTAACAGAGAAAGTACCCGAAGAGTTGAATGTGTGTACCCTATACCCACTAATGTTAGTTACTGTACCACCTGTAGCAGACATGGAATTAGATTTTCCGTAACCGTTAGACATCGTAATCTGCCCAGAAGCCACACCAAACAAGGTGCGAACCGCACTATCGCCCAAACTAATCTGAGCAGTACCACTGTTGCCAAGTTCTACATTTACATCGTTTAGGGAAATCTGACCGGACGTTTGAAGAGCCATATTACTTGCCTTTCAGTTCTGCGACTTCTGCTTTCAACTCTTTTACAGCTTCAACCAAAAGACCGATTAACTGGTCATATTGAACAGTTTTATATTCGGTCGTATCCTCTTCGCCCATCTTGAGTGGCAATGTGCTTTCAGTGATTGCGCTGGGCAGAACCTTCTCAACCTCTTGAGCAATGACACCCGCAGACTTCTTACCGTCAGCCGTATATGTGAAGGTGTAACCGTTGATTTGGTCAACCTTATCCAATGCGCTGTCAATCTTCACGATGTCTTTCTTAAGACGCTCATCAGAGATTGTCGTAGAGTAAGCAATGACGTTACCTTCAACGTGCAAGTCACCATCGTTTTCTAAACGCATGTCGGTAGAGCCATCAAGAACAAAGTCAATCTGTGTAGTGTCAACATTGATATAGTCGTTATTATCACGACCAATTACCCAAGCCTCACCACGCAAGTCGTTCTCAATGCGGAAGGTTGTGCCGTTCAGATCAAGACCTGGGCCTGCAGAGTAGGTGGTGTTGGTGTTTACTACCGTCTCAGTCGCGCTCGTTATGCCAGTGATGTGACCATATGTATCCAGAGTTATATCTTGGATATAGGTACGACCTGAATTGTTTACGCTTGATTGGGAGGATGTGTCAGCGTGGTTGATTGTTACAGTACCAGATGTACCTCCACCACTTATACCAGAGCCAGCAGTAACACCTGTTATGTCACCTACGTTTGCAGTTGCGTTTGTAGCGCCTGTATATCCAAGATCAGACAGAGTCAGGTTACGTGTTGATACTGTAGCGTTAGCATCTGTAACATGTCCTAGTGTATCTGTAGTGACGTTGATGTCAAGATCAGAAATAACTGTAGCGCCAGAAAGTGCACCTGTATCAATGCTGAAATCATCACCTGGATGTGAGGGGTGTACGTAGTTGTTAGCGTTTGTTGCACCTGTATAGCCTAAGTTAGCCAGTGTCATGGTACGAGTGGCTAAGTTAGTGACGTGACCATATGTATCAAGATCAATGTCGCTGACCACGTTAGCACCTGTAAGTGCTGTGAGGCTACCTTGTGAAGACGTATCAGAGTGTGCTACAGCATCAGCTGTAACTGTGATACCACCACCAGCGCCAATATTGAACGTGCGGTTAGCACCCAGTGTACCACCACCAGTAAGACCGTTACCTGCTGTGAATGTGGTGCTGTCATCTGCCTTAGCATCTAGGGCTGTCTGCAGACCGTCTACGTTAGAGATAACGTGAGCGTGTGAGTCATCCTGTACAGCAGCTGTGATGCTGATATTACCTGTACCATCAAAGTTAGCGTTACCTACTACGTCACCCGCGAGAGCAATATTACGTGCTGTGGCTAAGGCAGTAGCTGTAGCAGCGTTACCAGATGTGTTCTGGTTACCAGCAGAGTTGACACCTGGAAGTGTAATGTTAGCTGTACCATCAAAAGATACACCGCCAATGGTACGTGCTGTCTCTAGCGCAGTTGCTGTAGCGGCATTACCGGATGTGTCTTGGTTACCCGCAGTATTTACACCAGCTAGGTTGATGTTAGTAGAGCCATCAAAAGACACGCCACCAATGTTACGTGCTGTCTGAAGTGTGGTAGCTGTACTTGCGTTACCTGTAAGAGGTGCAGTTACACCAGCAAACGTAGGTGTTGCAGTAGTACGAATGTCTTGGATAGTATCAAAGGTTGTGCCTGTGAGGGTTAAGCTATCACCAGCAGAATAGATAGAAGTCTCAGCTACCTCTGCAAAGACAATGTTAGTTGTACCAAACGTAATCGTACCTGAGGTGGTAAGTACATCCAAGTGACCTGCGTTGTTAGTGCCTTCCTTGATAAAGAAAGCATCACCTTTACCTAGAGCGTCTGGGTCAGAAGGTGACGAACTATCTGTGTCCGTAGAACGAGTAAGAACCCACGCAGTAGAACCATCACCTACTGTGGTTACTGTGTATACACCATTTTGTGTTTGATCTGTCTGGTTGGCTACAAGTACACGGTCATTCAATAGCATGCTAACGTCATCTAGTACTAGAGCAGCATTTGTACCTGCATTAACAAGTGTAGCACCTACACCAGAGGAGCCGTTGTTATATGTAGCATTTAAGTTACTAGGATGCTCTGCTCGTACAGGATCGTGATAGTGGATACCTGCAGAAGCAATCGTGTCAACGTACTGTTTTGTTGCAGCACTTAAAGCGGCACTAGGATCAGCACTCAGAGTTACTGTACCGGTAGCAGTAATGTTGTTGAATGTCACGTTTGACGTAGTAGCTACGGCTTGATCTACATCAGAGAGATCAGCTGCAGCAATAGTGATGTTAGCTGTACCGTCAAAGCTTTTACCTGCAATGGTTCTAGCAGTTTGTAATGCTGTTGCAGTATCTGCATTGCCTGTTAGGTCAGATGTAACACCGTTGAAAGTAACAGCATCACCAGTACCTACAGCCTGACCGATAGAGATAGCACCAGCGTTGTATGTAACACCAGTGCCGCCAGATAGGTGTGCATCAACACGAGCGTCTGTGTAGTAGAGCGAAGCACCTTCAGGTAGATCCGCAGTAGTGTGATTACCAAATGTGACTGTAGAAGCAAGGTCATTGCTATCAACGTCTAGTGTAGCAGCCGCAGCAGCTGGGTAAGTCATGAAAATGTCTTTAGTACCCGCTGAAAAGTCTACAGCAGAAGTACCGTTAGAGCCAGACAGTACTGTTGTACGGGTAAGAGTGTTACCTGTGTTCCAAGTACCTAGTCCTACTTCCCACTCGTCAACACCAGAAGCGGTATGCACAACAGCATAGTAAGTCGTGTCACCATTCGACATATAAGAGTTGAAGGGGTCAAAGGTAGCCCCTGCTCCACCTAGAGCAAATGCACCAGTACCAGCGGTAGTAGTCCCTTCTTTTACACGATCTTTAATGATGAATGCCATTGTGCAATACCTATCTTATGGATTAACTGATGCGGATTACAGCGTTACTTGCGTCTGCAGTTGGGAACACAATAGTGAAGTCACCGCTGGTTGAAGTAACAGTACCGCCGAAGTCAAACACTGCAACAGCTTTGTTGCCTTGTGAGACATTGTAGATGATTGCACCGTCTGCAGCAATACTCAAGTTAGTGAAAACTTCATCAGCGAAGTCAACAAAAACAGTATTACCAGACAAGGTAATGGTAGCACTATCAAGCGCCTGACCACCAGCAGTGTAGTTAGTACCTACTGCTTCATCTGTGTTACCTGTTACGTCAGAGTAGTTAGTTGTACCAACACCATAAGTGCCAGCAGGAGAAGCTTTGATCAGAGCAACATTCAGTGTGTCTGTATCCATGTCGTGAACACCCCCAAGAAGCTCTTGCTTGAAGCTGTTGCACATTGCAGTTGTAATAGCCATCTTGAGATGTCCCTTTATGTGTTAAGAAAGCACAAAGGGGCCAGCGTATAGCCAGCCCCAATGTTAAGCCGATTAAGCAGCGTTGTAACGTGCAGTTACAAGTGCTTCTGGGCGAAGGATCTTGCGACCGTACAAGTGCATACCGCGAACAATGTCAGCGAATGAATCTGGGTCACGGTAGTTCTCTACCTTGTTGATCTGCTCAGCAGATGCTACTGCATCGTCTTGACCAGCTACGATAACACCGTAGTTGTCATCCTGACCAGTTGTACCAGAAGTACCTGCGCCAGTACCAGCAGCTGGAAGGTTGTTGGAAATGTATACACGGAAGCCGTGGATGTTGTTCATTACCAAACCGTTCATCAAGCCGGAACCACCGAAGTCTGCGTTCAACAGGCGGGAGTCTTCGTCTTTCAGAAGCTCTGCAAACACTGGGTCTACACAGACCCAACGACCACGTGCGTCAACATTTGCTACATCCATCTGACGTGCCATACGTGAGATAAGCTGCAAAGGTGAAGCAGTAGTTGCGGAGAACGAAGTCGCACCAGGCAAACGTGGAGCCAGTGGGATGGAGTCACCTGTACCACCGGAGTCGGCAGTTGTGATGTTGTTCATGTCACCGATAGTCAGGTGGTTTGCTGTGAGCAATTCACCAGTCAAGTTACCAGCTGTGTCATGCTGTGCATCACCAGAGGTAGTTGTGATCAGAACACCAGCAGTGGTGTGACCGGACAAGTAAGACAAAACGTCTGCGTCCATTGAGTCAGCCATCTTATATGCTGCGCGGTCAGCGGCGAGGCTAACGTAGTCAACATTGGAGAACTGATCTTCGATGTCATCCATTTTGAATGCGAAGTAGTTGGCTTTGTCAATTGTCAGAGAGAAGTCTTCATCGTTCAACTTCTCAACAGAGATAGCTGTGTGACGCTCAAGAGCGTTGACAGTTACATCTGGTTCTTTCTGAATGCGAACCACATCACCTTGGTTGGCGATCTCACCGAAGTAAGAGTTGTTTGTGATTGCGTTAGTTACAGCTGCCTTACGAAGGGCAATCTGTGCTTGTTTCGAGTAGATAATCGGGGAGAAGTTCCCGTTAAACCCACCGCTTGCGGAAGTAATAGCCATAATAATTCTCCTTATAGATATGGCGTTAGGTTTTACGCTACATACCAACTAAAGAGGCTCTTCATATTAGGGTGGTCAGCTATGCTCTAAGGATGGCCGTCCGTTGAGCGCTGGGCCTATAGTCTGAGGTAGTTCTTTGATGTGGCTTTAGCTTAGTTAAAAGCATGTACAGGCAGTTTATGCCTGACACTGTACATACCTATAGTTGTATGCATCTTTGCTAAGATGTCAACTATTTCTTTGACAAATCGTAAACAAATTTGCCATTACGTTGAGCTTCCATA